ATTGGCTCAAGCCGCACAACGTTTGTTGCAGTCCAATCAACAACAGGCGGCACAGCAACAAGCCCAACAGCAAGCCCAAGATCCTTTGGTTCAGATGCAGCAACAAGAATTGCAGCTTAAACAGGCTGACCTTGAGCGCAAGAAGCAAAAAGATATGATGGACGCTCAATTAAAAGCCAGCCAACAACAAATTGAAAAGAGCCGTATTCAAGCCCAGTCTGTACTAGAGGCGGCTAAGACTCAAGCTAATTTGCAAACTCAAGAAAACAAACAGAAGATGCAAGTTGGGGTTGATTTGGTTAAGCATATCTCCCAAAAAGAACACGACAAACAGCAACAAGATAAACAGCTATATGCGCAAGGTTTGCAGTCGGCACACCAACACGCATTAACTGAAATGCAAAACCGTTTAAACAAGGGGAATAAATGACGGAACTAGAGGTGGCGATTAGCAAAGTTGATGAACGTATATCAATTGTGCAAGGCGAATTAGGTAATGGTGTGGTGCACGAATACAACAATTACCTAGTTATGTGTGGGGAGATTAAAGGTCTTCTTACCGCACGTAGAGAACTAACAGACCTTAAATACAATTTGGAGAACTCGGATGAGTGAAACAATCGATTTATCTCAGGCGGTCGATCTATCAGCGCTAATGGATAAGTCAACAGAAGAAAAAGCAAGTCAACTCCCGAAGCCGTCAGGCTATCGGATCCTTTGTGCAATACCTGATATTGATGATGCGTACGAAAGCGGACTCTTAAAGGCAGAATCGACCATTAACTTTGAAGAAAAACTGGCAACAGTTCTATTTGTAGTTGCGTTGGGTCCAGACTGCTACAAAGATCCCGCACGATTCCCTTCAGGTCCGTGGTGTAAGGTCGGTGATTTTATTGTGGTTCGCCCCAATTCTGGAAGCCGTTTAAACATTCATGGTCGTGAATTCCGCATGATTAACGATGACACCGTTGAAGCCGTTGTGGATGATCCACGTGGCATTAAACGTTCATAAAGGAGAAAAAAATGGCAGAAGCCTACCAATTTCCTGATGAGATTGAATCAAAACAGGAATTAGATCAAGATTTACCCGCAACAAAGCTAGAAATTGAAGCAAAAGACGCTGATTTTGAGATAGAAATTGAAAATGATGTCCCAAAAGAAGACCGTAGACGCAGAAATTTACCTGAAGATGTCGTAAAAGACCTTGAAAACGATGAACTTTCTCAATATGACGAGGGTGTTCAAGAGCGTTTAAAGCAGTATAAGAAGGTTTGGCATGATGAACGCAGAGCAAAAGAGCAAGCTTTGCGGGAACAACAAGAAGCAATTGTTGCAACGCAGCGTTTACTAGAAGAAAACAAGAAAATGAAGTCCTTGTTGTCTACTGGTGAGAAAGAGTACGTAGCTGCTGTAAAGAATTCTGTTGAATTAGAGCTAGATAAAGCCAAGCGGGAATACCGTGAAGCCTATGAATCTGGCGATACAGATAGAATTATTGAGGCGCAACAAAGAATGAGTGAAGCGGTCTACAAAATGGATCGTGTCAACAATTTTAAGATGCCCCCTTTACAAAACGAGGAAAATGATGTACAAATACAACATCAGCCAGTTCCAAAACCCGATAGTCGGGCACAGAAATGGCAAGAATCAAATCCTTGGTTCGGACAAGACGAGGAAATGACAGCCGCAGCGCTTGGTTTACACGAAAAACTAAAGCGTAATGGTGTCCATGTTGGTTCTGATGAATATTATGCGACCCTCGACCGTACGATTCGCAAACGCTTCCCTGAGAATTTCGAAGAGGAAGAAGAAGTACCAGTCAAAGAAACTCCCAAGGCAAAGCCAAAAACGGTAGTTGCACCTGCGACTCGCAGTACGAATGCGAAAAAAGTCACGCTTACAACCTCGCAAGTTGCGTTGGCAAAGAAGCTTGGCATCACCCCAGAGCAATACGTTAAAGAAGTACTTAAATTAGGAGCTTAAAATGGCTGAGAAAAGAAATAACCGTGATACAGAAGTTCGTGAAATGGCGGAGCGCCCTAAGCAGTGGCGACCACCAGAATTGTTACCAGAACCAGATAAAGAAGCTGGTTTTGCATACAGATGGATTCGAGTATCCACACTAAATACACCTGATCCACGTAATTTATCGTCAAAACTCAGGTCTGGTTGGGAAGCTGTTCGAATTGAAGAACAACCAAAGTTTAAACTGCTAGTCGATCCAGATGGACGTTTTAAAGACAACATCGAAATTGGCGGATTGTTACTTTGCAAGATTCCAGAAGAATTTGTTCAACAAGAGCAAGAATATTATGCTAAACAGACCAAAGATCAAACGGAAGCTGTGGATAACAATTTAATGCGTCAATCCGATGCTCGTATGCCTATTTTCAAAGAAAGTAAGTCTACAGTAACGGTTGGCAGATAACTTTAATTTTAAGGAGATTTAAATGGCATATCCAATCGTCCCAAGTACGTACGGTTTCCGCCCAGTAAATCTTATTGGTGGTCAAGTTTTCTCTGGATCGACTCGTCAGATTCCTATCCAGTATGGCTTCGGCACTAATATTTTTTACGGTGATATCGTAGGTATTTCACGTGGTTTTATCACACGCTCCACAGTTACTACTGGTGCTGGCGCTACTACTGGCGCAGCAGGTAATGGTACTGTAGGTGTGTTCTTAGGTTGCAACTACACTGATCCTGTTACTAAGCAAAAGCGCTACAGCCAATACTGGCCCGCAAGCACTTTAGCTGGTGACGCTTATGCAGTTGTTACTGATGATCCAGATACTTTATTCCAAGTTGCTGTTGCTTCAACCCAAGGCGCTCAAGCCATCGGTTCTGCTGCTACTTCAATGATTGGTTTAAACATTGCTGGTTCTGACTTAGCTGGTTCTGTAAACACTGGTGATTCTTACAACGGTGTTTTGGCTTCAAACGTTGGTAACAACGCAACATTGCCTTTCCGTATTGTTGATTTGAAGCGTGATACCGCTATTTCATTCACTGCTACTTATACTAGCGGTACAGGCACATTAACCGTTTCAGCATTGCCTTCTAACTTGTTAGTTGGTACTGAAGTTGGTTACCTTGCTTCTAATGGTCAGTATGTTGGTACTGGTTCCTATGTTTCTACATTTGCTGCTGCTGGTACAACTTCTGTTGTATTGAATAGCGCTCAAGTAACTGTAAACAGCCCAACTGGAACTGCATCTACTGCAATGACAATCCCTGCATCGAGCACGTTGGTATTTACTCAATATCCTGAAGTTTACGTTAAGTTTAACTTTGGTTTACACGAGTACTATAACAATACTGCTCAAGCTGTAACACTTTAATCTAAGGAGCATTAAATGGCTATTTCTCGTGCACAACTACTGAAAGAGTTGCTCCCCGGCTTGAATGCATTGTTCGGCTTGGAGTATGCTCGTTATGGTGAAGAACACAAAGAGATCTACGAAACAGAGACCTCTGAGCGTTCATTCGAAGAAGAAACAAAACTGTCTGGTTTCAGCGCTGCCCCAGTAAAACCTGAAGGCAATGCAATTGCGTATGATAATGCGCAAGAAGCATGGACAGCACGTTACAACCACGAAACTATCGCCCTTGGCTTTAGCTTGACTGAAGAAGCAATCGAAGATAACCTCTACGATTCTTTATCTGCTCGCTACACCAAAGGTCTAGCTCGTGCTATGGCTTATACCAAACAGGTAAAAGCTGCTGCTGTTTTGAACAACGGTTTTAACGCTGCCTACACTTATGGTGACGGTCAGCCTTTGTTCTCTACATCACACCCGTTGGTTAACGGTGGTACTAACGCCAACACTCCATCTACTCCTGCTGACTTGAACGAAACTGCGTTGGAAAACGCTGTTATTCAAATCGCTGCTTGGACAGATGAGCGTGGTCTGTTGATCGCTGCTAAACCACGTAAATTGGTTGTTCCACCTGCATTGCAATTCGTTGCAACTCGTTTGTTAGAAACCGAACTCCGTGTTGGTACTAACAATAACGACATCAACGCAATTAAGAACAATGGTTCAGTTCCAGAAGGTTACACAATTAACCACTTCTTGACCGCAACCAATGCATGGTTCTTGACAACTGATGTACCTAATGGTTTGAAACACTTTGTACGTACACCACTTCAGAATTCTATGGATGGTGACTTCGATACTGGTAACGTCCGTTACAAGTCTCGTGAGCGTTATAGCTTCGGTGTTTCCGATCCCCTCGGTGTATACGGTTCTTACTAATCGTAACTACCTAGAAAGACCCCGCCAAAAGCGGGGTTTTTCTTTTATAGGGTTAAATCAAAACCGGGCGGGATGCAAATTAGATCGTGCTGTTGTGGTGGTACTGAATAGCCCATACTTTCAAAGAAAGCAATAATATTGTCGGCATTTGATTTATGCTGTTCAACCATAAACACAGGTTTATAGCAATCAATCCAGTCTTCTGAACCCTTTAAAGCTTCTTCTTCCATGCCTTCTATATCCATTTTAATGAGATCAACGTGTTCATTAAAATAAGACAATGGGTAAACATCAACCCTTTCCATATGATTTTTAATCATATCTGCGTTATCTGATTTATCAATTGGCAATAGTTCAAATCCGCCAAAATTTTGATATGCGTCATAGTCAGGAAACAAGGCATCAATGTAAGGAAGATCATCACCGCCAATCGCATAGTTATAACAATTAACATTGCGTAGACCGTTTAAACTTACCATACCGCATAGTTGATAAAAAATTTGGCTCTGAGCCTCAAAAGATCTAACCAACACTTTATCTTTAAATGTACTGGCTATAGCAAGGGTATGCGTACCAATATTTGCTCCAACATCATAAAAGACAATGTGTTGTTTTTTTGCCAATAGTTTTTCAGCAATACTTTTTAGTATGTTAATTTGCTCTCTTTCAAAATAGCCAGTGCGCTGGATATCACCACATACGCCTCTATCGTTTCTATTAAGAATTAGTTTTCCGTATTCTGTATCTGCAACAAAGTTTGGGTTCATAGCACATCCTTTAAAAATTTTTTGGTCATTTCCATGCCACGACCAAACGAGGCATCTACATCTTTATAGCGAAACACTTTCATAATTCCATCGTCAATATAGGGATTAATGAACAGATCATCACGAGGCGGATCGATGTAATCACCTAGCCATACAAATGTAGGAATACGGTTCATAGCGCTCATTGTTTTAAACCCGCTATCGCTTCCTACCAAGGCTCGGCATTGGCTTACATAGCTAAGGCTAACCGTTGGATTGGGATCTGATACAAATTTAAGGGTTTCTGATTCTTTAATGCCAGTATTTTTTAACTCTTCTTCTAAACCAAAAACCATCAAGTTATATTCTTTGGATTTAAGCTCTTTAATGACCTTTGCGGGAATGGATTTAAGAATCATTCCAAACTTCTTTTGGGTATCGATAGCAAAAGCGCTACCATTGATATGTACTCCAACTACGGGTTTACCATTAGTAAATAGTGGCTTTTGATGCTCAAATGGATAGATATCAAAATACTTAGTACGTGGGCATTGCATCATAGGATGATGGCGGGAAAAAGACCCAAGAATCTTGTTTTGTTCATCCAAAGTGGAAAAGATATCAATAGATTCTGGTTTAATGCCAATTGTTTCAAAAAACTGTGGCG